AGCTTCCTCAACCTTAGTAGAGTAGCCAGAAATCTTACGTAGCGTTACATAAACTGTTGCTTCAGCACCTGCAATAGTTACAACAACATCAGATGTATTGTTTGTAGTTTCAACAAACCCATTACCTTCAAAATTAAAGTTAACGCTATTCTCTGGTGCGAATGATAATACGTTTACACTGTTACGAGTAATAGTTGCAGATCCACCAAGCAGTCCAGTTGTCATTACTCCAACGATATTTGCAGTAGGTGTTCCACCAGCAGTTAGTGCCTGAGTAGAAGCCAAGCAATCAACTGCTAAACTAATAGTAGCAGATGCTGCGGTACCAGTAACCTTTACAATGGTTTCTTGGTTCGTATTTTTCATTACGGTTTTAGTGACAGCCATTTTTATTCCTCTATTCTCTCAAGCACATGTAAGAAGTTATCTTTGGATTCTCTCATATACTCGATGATTTCTTGTTGACCCTGTAACAAATTATTTAGTGTTTCTTGTGTAGTCTCATTTATTGCAACCACACAACCATCATTTAATTCGTAGTGTATCTTACCTTCAACAATTTTATCCGATTTGTTTAGTGAACGAATTTCTTGGACTACTGGATCAACTGTGAAGATTTTAGAAGAGGCAAGATCGAGATATGTTTCTATTAAAGTATCTGTTACTCTGACGTCATGGTATTCTTTAATGATATTAGCAATACGTGTATCAGTTATATCTTCATATAATGTTTTTGTGACTTCTTCTTCTAGTATATCTGAATAATTCTTATTCTTGATAAATGTTCTTGCCTCTTCTAAAGTCTTAAATTCAGTTTCAGTTTTATCAACTAAAATTTTATTATCAGCAGTTTTCTGAATCAAATGACCATAGGAATGAATACTCTCCTCGAGATCCACACCCATGGACTTGTTAATTGATTTTGAAAACTGTCCGAAGTACATATTATTTAAATCTTGTTACAGACATACTGGTGTTAGCACCACTTGCTGTACGATTCTTTGGGATTACGCCAGACTTACCTGCAGCACGTCTCGCTTTGCGAGCAGCCTTTGCAATTTGCGCAGTAGTATCACGATGCGCTTGAGTAGTAGCAGTATGTAAACCACCCTCACGTTTTGCAGGATAACGCTTGTCAGTTTCTTCTGGACCAGTTTTACCGTATAACTTTACAACTTCAAGAACAACTGATTGTTCTTCTTCGGAAAGTTGAGTCAACTCTTCAACTGTCATTTCTGAAATAGTAGAAAGGATTTCTTCTTCAGTCAATTCTTCTTCGACTTCAGCTTCTTCTTTCTTCACTTCTTTGGACTCATTGTCCTTTTTCTTTTCTTTTTTCTCTTCTTTAGAATTTGCATGCTGAGCAGCTGCTAATGCTCCCATTGCCATTCCCCAATTTTCTGAAAATTGATTAGAGTTGCTTGGAGCATCATCTAATGCTTTAACGACAGCGTTGATTAAATCTGACATTTATTACTCCTGAGTTTCTGTGTCAAGTTGTGGAGCATTCTGATTAAACATAGTCTGTGCAATATTTTGACGCATAACATCTAATTTTGCAGAAATCTTTTCAGCCATTGCTGCACCGAAAGATTGTTCAGTTCCAACTGCATCACCAGTGCTAATCGCATCGATTAAATTTTTAACTTCACTCATAATTATTTCTCCTGTTTACTTGTAGGTGCTTCTTGTGTTTCAGGTGGCGCATTTTGCTGTAAGTAGTTTTGTTGAGCAGTTTGCGTAACCCCAGCAATCATACCTTCATGATCTGCCTGTTCAATCTGATTATTCTTATCTTCTTCCATATCTTTATCCATCTCTTCCATGTCTTCGTCAGTCTGTTGAAGAACATTTTTACGAACCCACTTAGATGAATAATATTTACCGACATATGGATCAACTAATTGCAACATAGAAAGTCTAGTCTGCAATAATTCATTTTCTTTTAATTCAGTGAAGTGATTGTCTTGGTTATAATCATACTCGATGAAGTGTTCCATATCTTCCCACTCATCAGCACGAATAATACCTTTCAATGCTAACTGAACACGTAACGTATTCGAAAATAAAGACGAAAACTTCTTACGTTGTCTCTGAATAAATTTGTTAAACTTAATCTCATCTCGAGTAATTTCTTGACTACGACCAAGACTAAATCCTTGTGTCGGAATCATTCTCGAAATAGGCACGTTTAATGCCATGTATAATTTCTTTTGGAAATATTCAATATCCTGAATATCTCCTAAATTCTGTCCACCTGGAAGAGTAGTAATCTCAGTACCCTTACCACCTTCACGACGTGGCATCCAGAAGTCTTCCATCATTGATAGATGCTTCTTATTGTCTCGTACTTCACCAGTAACTGCATCATAAACAATTTTATTTCTAAACTTGTTCATCATGTCATTAACGTATTGTTCTGCCTTCAACTTTGGAAGGTTACCTACGTCAACGTAAAATACTCTACGTTCTGGAGCACGTGAAATGCGATAGATAACTACCGCATCTTCAATCATCTTTAACTGGTTAACTGGTTTGATTGCTTTATGCAATGCAGAAAGTGTCATTCCAGTATTGGCATCCATTAAACCAGAGTTGCAAAATACTACTGAGTCAATCGGTAGTTTTACACCCTGAGTTGTTTGCTCCATAATACCTTTGTCGTTATAAAGAAAATATTCTTCTACTTGCTTTATAACCTCCACACCTGTTGGAGTTCTTTCCTTTGTTACATTTTTAATCCTACGAATCTTACGTGGATCAATGTAACGCATTTCAACAATACCAGATTTTGGATTTTTCTCATCAATCAAAATTTGGTAGTAAAGACGACCATCGATATACCAAGAGCGGAAAATATCATGACCTTTATAATCAAAGTTATAAAGTCTTAGAACATTTTCAAATTCTTCACGAATTTTTTTCTTGATACCATCAGAAACCTTTAGTTTATCAAGATTAATTTTTATTGGTTGATCATTACCATCTGTAACTATTGTTTCATTTACAATATCTTCAATAGCTGCGTCACAATCAGAATACTGGGATGCTTCACGATAACGACGAATTAAATCATTTTCGTTCTTGACAACACCTTCAACATCCATAACCATGCCATAATAAGCACTCGCACTGGCTACGACTGTTGAGCCATCGTCAGATGAGGGAGTTACAACACTCCCTACATCCAACCCAGCTTTTTTTCTTTTTAACTCAAACCCAAAAATCTGCATAATTAAATTAAACCTTTTTATCGATTATTGACCAATAGGAATTGGGAAATTACCGATAGGTGAATTAATAGAAACATTAACACCGATTCCATTACCTTCAGTACTATTGCTAGTGAAGAAGTTGTATTGGAATTCTACATCAAATGTTTCGATTTGGTTTTGTTGCTCGTAGTCAAGAGCAATAGCACCGATAGTAGTTGGATACGCATCAATAAATTTATAGATCTTAACAGATGCACCATTACGATCTAGTTGGTGAACAGTCATATCTACTTGATAGTCACGTGGATTTACACGACCAGTAGTTGTAGAATAATTCTGAATACCTGATTGCCACTGCTCAATCGCATTACGGATTGAGAAAGTAGTATCGTTGTAAATTGAAATTGTCCATGGTTGGAAAGTGCGTTCACCAGCAAAGTTAATTGGGCGACCACGATAAAGAACAGCAATGTTCTCTAAAGTAGAAGCTGGTAGTTGAGCAGACTTGCACAGGAACTGTGCTTGTTGACCTGCTAAAATACCACCAGTAACGAATGATGGGAACGATAATTCAACTCGGAACTGATTAGGGCGAGCACCGCCACCAATCATCTGGGCTTTAAAATCAGCAATATTTGCCATTTGTTATCTCCTTTATCTCTATTTATCGTGATTATTGACCACCACCAATTTCACTGAAAGCAATGCTAGAGCGAGCAGCGATGAAATTGAGAGTGATAAAGTTGATAGAACGATTTGGCTTAATGAAGATATCAGCAACGAACTCGTTACGGTCGATAACTTCACCAGTGTTGTTAGTTGCATCGCACTTAACAACGAATTCAGTGATACCACGACGACCCTGTACGTCACGTAGGAATGGCTCTACAAGATTCTT